TGTGCTTCACGACTGTAGTTTAGCGCATACGCGGTTTCCCTTGATTCAGTGTGGGGATGCCCGCCGATTGGCTCCGTTTTCTCAGGACGGATCGGCGGGCGTGTAAATGTGGGACCGATTCAATCTTAGCAAATTTCCCCTTGACGCGCAAGTATGTTCCATGCCAACCTGAAAGTGTAAATGTGGCCTCACCACAAAGCACGCTAGGACGGAGAGAACTGGATTGCTAGCGTTGCGCTTCTTTGGTTCCAACCCACATTACGCCGAAGGCTTCCGGCCAAGCGGTTTCTTGGATTATCCTTTGGGACTTAGTTTTACGGTCGTTTAGGCGCAACCGTCGAGAATTCGGGACGCTGGAGAATAAGGGTCTCAAAGCCCCTTGCGGGTTGGTGCGAAGTCAAGAGCCGCCCAAAGCTACCTTCGTCAAGCGCTGTGGGGGATCGTCAGGTATGCAATCCAGGCCCCACTGAAAAGGTAGATGCAGTCGCGTGCTCAGATCAAACGCGAACGCCGAAGCAAGTGTCCCGGCTCCGTAAACGGTGTCAACTTCGGTCGCAAGGAAACCGGGGGTTTAGGTTTCTTGCGCCTCGCTTCGGAGCCCTCACCATACCGGTATCATTCTTTAAAGAAAGTCAAATTTAGCCCAACCTCAAAACGCCCGATAATCATACCGGCAGAACGGAAGGGATGGGGCACCAAACCACCAAGAGCTATGGCGCCCCATTTTAAGTGTCTAGGTATAGAGACTTCCGAGCGGCAAATTCGTGATGACGCCCTGCTCTCCAGGATTGAAGCAGTAAAGATCCTGGTTACGAACGAAGCAAAACCATACGGATGCCTGAGGGCCTCCGGAGGTGCCCATTAATTGAATGAAACGCGCATCAGGACCGCTCTTGCCCGGCGTTTCGTAGAAGCCGTCAGGAGAGAGAACAGCCTTGCCCCAATCGGACGGGACGATAGCAAAAGCCTTGGTCGAATCGCACCGGATGTCGATCCACCAAGGAATATCTCCCCACATGAAGAATTTCTTTCCCTTCAGTTTGGGGAGTCGGTCGAACACGTTGGCTTTTTCGCCTTCGATGAGCGGCATCTGAATGGCGACCATCTGAGAGTAGGCGTATGCCTGTTGCGGGACGTTGCAGATGCCGAGGAGATTCGGCACGATGCCACGGTCGGACAGGATGCGGTGGTAGACCGCCATCACGGTTTCGACAGTGAAGCCATTGGTGCCGTCAACCGATTTGGGGATGATTTGGTATTCGAGTGAGCGATCAATACCGGCGGTGATGCCGGAGGTAGCCGTGTTGAGCCAGTAGCCAAGGCCACGGGGGCCGGCGGGTTGAGCCCCAGCTACGCCAACGAACGAAATCTGGTCAGTTGCGGCAGCGTTTGGAATGATGATGTTCGTGGTAAGCGTGCGGGCTTGCGTGTTGATCTGGACAGCAAGAACGTTGCTGGCTTTCAGCGTATTGCCGGTGCTGTCGTAGACGTTGTAGAGCTGGCCTCGCCGCAAAAGCTGGACTCCGAATACGTTACTCATCGTGTAGACGGTGGCTCCACTGGTGTTGGAGAATGCGGTGGCTTGCGCGAGAAATGCAGTGCCGGAACCATGGATCACCTGGTCCCAGATGTTGTTCATCTCCTTCATGCCCTCGGCCACGCATTTGGTGAAGGGGTTCTGAATCGCCACATCCTTGTTTTCGGTCGCGGCGATCTGCATCTCATCGAACTCGAAGTTCAGACGAAAGCTATAGAAAGACTGCAAAAGCACGTTGCCGGTCGGAGAGGAACCGCGCCCCATATCGCCTCCCTGGGGATCGTAGTGCCCGGCGATGCCGCCAAACGTCTGTTGGAATGGAATGCGGTAGTCACGCTCGCCGACGCGCTGGACTTCACCTTTTTCGATGAAATCGGAGAGCACGCCGAAATCGGCGGTCATCCACAACGGGAACGCCTTTTTGCGCACTACCTCTGACTGTTGGAATAACTGATTCGAGGCCATTGAAGGCTCCTAGAATCAATCACCTATCGGGGCATAAAACGAGAGAGAGACGCCGTAGCCTTTTTAACATCGAATACGCCATTCGTGGTGAAGTCCGCCTTCGTGACGCCATTCGGAATAAGGGACTGCGGCACTGGATTCGTAGTGCCTTTAGGTGCTGTTCTAGTTTGCGCCGCCTGTCGGCGGGCGTGGGTGGATGCGGATCGCTCCTTCATCCAATTCGCTGCGAACTCAAGCACGGGACGCTTATGCGCCTCGACGGCCTGTTTCGTGCGGTTGACGTATGCCTGGCGGATTTCGGCGGCAATGCGGTCACGAATCGCCTGATTCGTGGCACGCTGCGCCTGAACTCCGAGGATACGAATTCTTTCCTTGAAAGGGGTGTCGCCCGCGAGGGTCTGGTCAACCTTCTTCTGCAAGCGATCAACTACAAGATCCTGGTACTCGTTAGGAAAATCTTTCCACGCATCGGCAACTGGCGCAAGAGCAGGCTTAATAGCCTCATCCATCTGACCGGTGGCGATGGCCGTGTTGGTCGCCGACTTCCACTGATTGAACTGGTCGGCCTGGTTGGAAGTTGTGCGCCCTTCTACCTGGGCACGAAGCCGCTCGTTTTCGGCTCGAAGTTGTGCGTTCGGATCGGCACCCCGAGCGAGTGATGGCATCTCCTCCGGAAGATGGAAGGCGAGTCCCATGCGCTCTGCGGCGGCGCGAAGATTGGCGACACCATTGGGCTGTTTCAGCGATTCAGAAGAGACTCCAGATAACATGCGGACCACATGCTGCGTGGCATTAAAGAGAGCCGGATCGTTCGTTCTGGCCGCGTGCTCGAAGAGTTCCCCGACAAGATCCTTGGCTGCAGAAAATCGGAGGTTCGCGTAACCGTCGGGAGATTTGTCACGAAGGGTCTGGTAGAACGCTTGCGCGATCGGAACGGTAGGATCAGTACCGACTTCTCCGTTTTGATGCGCTGCAATGCCGTGATCGAGCATCCAACCGACGACGTTAGCCGCTTCCGCTTGATCACCGCTCTTGATGGCCGTGATGAGGCGCTCTTGCCCAAGGAAGGCTTCGTTGCGAAGCTGGATGGCTTCCAACGTCAAGGGTTCCCCAATAGCCTCGGCGACCTGTTGGGCGGTCTTGTAGGAAGCGTAGATGGTGTTGTCCCAACGATCCTTGGTGACGAAGACGCCTTCTTTTCCTTGGCGATCTTTTCCGGCCCTGGCACCTTCAGGAAGTTCCTCTTCAGTGACCGCGGGAGTTTCCGGCGTCGGGGGCTCGGGTTGCGGTTTCGGTTCCTCTTCGGTGGGCTCAACTACTGGCCCAATCGGCTCCGGCTCTTCAATAGCGGGTGGCTCATCGAGCGTGTCAATCGTGGTGTCAGGTTCTGGCGTCTCGTCTGCATCTCCGGTATCGATATCGGTTGAGGTGTCGGCAGACGAAGTCGCACCCTCCGAATAGTCGGCGGGCAACATCGACATCATCTGGTCAACGGATTCGATAGGGAGAGAAGCGGTCGCCATATACTACTGATGTTATAGCACTTCTGTCACTGGACCGGAACCGGCGCAGGTCCACCCGGACCTGTCGGCAACGGAGGAAGTGGATTGACTTGCGCGGGCGCTGGCACCGGCGGCTGTCCGGAGATCGGCGGAGGAGCACCTATTGGGCCTGGTGCAGGTGGTCCTGGAGAAGGTGGAGCAGCGTTCGGCGGAGCAACTCCGGCTGCCCCAAGTACCTCTGACATCAAACTTGGATAGTCTTCCATTTTTGCGCTGAGTGACAGGCTACCCTTCAGTGGCGGCGGGGGCGGAGGCGGAGGCGGCGGTGCAGCCGCTGCCAACTGCGACTGGAATGCGGTAATGACGCGCTCAAATCCAGCCGGATTCTCTTGACGAATCTTTTGGTTCGCAATGAGCCATTTGCCCATGAGGTTGGCCGCAACGAGGTGGTTATCGTAAACATCGATTGGGCCAAGAGGAGGCGCGGCCAAAAGCTGTTCGATATCCGCAAGGGTCTTTTCCTTCTGATCTTTGATCGTGCTTTCAAATCCCGGTATCTGAAGTAGTTCGCAGACTTCCTCTATGTTGATCGGGTCTAGAAGCGTCAGAGCCTGTTGAACCTCTGGAGGAAACTCCTTTAAGACCGAGAACAGCGTGTCGCGCCGGTCGGCGAGCGTTAGCGGGAACTGATCATCAGCTTCCGCGTGCCATCCCGAAGTCTTAAGACTGGAGATATCGACTACATCCGTCTTCGAGCCATAAGCCGTCTTGTTGGTGGCCTTTACCGTTCCGGCGCCGTACTTCGCCCGCAACTTTACCAGAATAACGGCAAGGTCCTCGGCGGCTTCCGTCATGGCATCGGCCTGGGGAGCGAGTTGCGCAAGCGCTTGGTCTTTACGTTGTTTGGCTTCGCGGAAAGTTTGAGTGGGTGCGCCACCTCCAGAGAGTTCAGGGCGAACGCCTGTGATGTCTTGCATCATGGCGCGTAGATCCTGAATGAAGGGCCTCAGTTGGTCGCTGGCATGAGTCGGAGGGATCTGAAAGACGTGTTTTTCGAGCGCACCATCTCCGGGCATTTGCACGGCAATCATCTCCGCCGGCACAGCTTCGCGGGTATTAATGGCTTCTCGGTCTAAAAGTTGGGAATCGAAAAGCGTCTGCGTGATAGCGCGCAGTACGGTTTCCTGGAACATGCCCACGAGATCATCGATCGCCCGCATGATCGGCATAACGTCCGAAACCACCGGACGCTCCATAATGCGCTCGCCGCGGCCCACGCGTGCCACCGTCCATTCGTCGGTAAGTTTGCGATTGTCGATTTCGACGGTAATTGAGCCAACGCGAGCACAGTAGAAACCATCCTTGAACTGCGTCTGAAGAACCTCACGTGCCTCTTTGTTTGAGATCGACTCGTACAGATGCGGCTGCATCCAGAACTCAGAGAAACGCCAGAAGTTCGGATGTTTTGATCGGCCTGTTCCGCTGGGAGTCTCGGTGGATTCGACGGCTTCGGCCGCAATCGTGCTTGATGCGCTGGTATCGTCGTCGGGGAGGTCACCTTCACGGTATTTGTCGAGCGGCCCAGGTTCATCGCCTTCGCCTTTATAGCGCGCGATCAGTTCCCACTTGGACCGCATGACTTCGGTTTTAAACCATCCGCAGTGAGAGAGTTCTTTCGCCTGGTAGGGGTGACTGACTTCAAGAACCGAATGAACCTCAACCTCTGCATCGCCATTCGCGTAACTCCGCTGCCCAACAACTTGCGGCATGGTCGAACCATCTGGCGCCGAAACGACATCGATCTCGGGCTCCGTGCTTTCGCCGTACTTCGTGGCATCCGTGTTCCAAACGCCGCGGAGGTAGGCCGGCCCGGTGGCGAACTGATGGAAGGCGACCATGCGCCAACGCCGGTCGATCTTATTTTTCAGCCACAGGTCCCGGATATTTGGATCAGCAACGCTCGCTGCATGAACGTCGTCGGAGTCGTGGATATCATCGGGTACAGCTTTGACCCGTGGTGAGTTGGCACCCAGGACGGCGCAGAACTTCCAGCAGTCGCCCGCGATCAGGGCAACCGGAAAGGCGAGGCGAACATCAGGACCGTTGATCTGCCCTTCTCCATTATTTAGGTTATCGAACGACACCCAATCAACCATCGATCCACCCGCCATCGAAGTGATGCCGGGAATCCCAAAGTGCATGTTCTTGTTGATAGCGTTGTAATTGAAGCGGCTTTCGTTCAGGAGAAGAATGCGTTCGGACTGGAAAAAAGGATCTTCAGCTTGCTTGAGGAGCTTATCAATCTCTGGACCGTACTCGGCGATCACTTCCTTGTTGGTCTTTGCGCCCTGAGCCGGTCCCAAGATGTCCATCGATTATCAGCGTATCACGTACGCTTATTCTGGCAGGTTATTTGCAATCACTTCAAGTACTTCCCGTTGTGCTTGCGCCGCGCGTTGCGATGGTAGGATGCGTCCGGATCTTCCCATTGGTCCGGTGGGTCGGGGCTTGGGGACCGATTCGTCTGGCAATGAGTAAGCCTCTGGGAACGGCAACCCTTCGCCGGCCTTTTGCGCTCGAATGTTGATCTGCATCTGGTAGGCTGCGCGTTCTCCATTCAACGCGCGCTCCATCTGTTCCCAGAGCTTTTGGCGGTCGAGCAGCGCGGCGTCGAGCCGGTCGCGGGTGCGGATGTGCTCCTGGACCTCGGCATTGTAGGCTTCTCGTACTTCAGAAATTCCACGCTCGTTTTTTTCGATAATCTCGTCCAACGTCTTGACGGTCGATTCTTTCCATTTCTGCCACGCCAACAGTTTTGCTTGCAGGTCGCGGAACTGAGAGAACAGCCGTAGGAACCAGATGATCATGGCTAACTCGGGTACGGCTGGACATCCGGAGACATGTCGGGCGAGTTTCCGGGTCCGCCGGGACCGCCCTGGTCCTTGGGACTCCACGCAACACATCCGTCATCTGGAGCCACTTCAATCTTAAGTACGGCGCACTGTTGACCGTTCATATACTCGCATTCGGAGCATGGTTGCGGGCCGCTGTGGTAGTGCAGTGCTTCTGGCGACGGTGCTACTCCTTGGTCGTCCGCATCGTTATCGGGAGGCCCCCCCATGTCGTCGGCATCGGGTTCCGGCGCAGGGCCTCCTATTGGTGGCGGGCTACCGAGTCCTGGAACAGATTTCTTGGGAGGGAATGGCTTAGCAGATTTCTTGGGAGGAAACATTTAGGCTCCTGAGAACAGTGTACGTCAACGATGCCGACTGCTACATGCCCTGGTGAACGTGAAACGTTCGCCAGCGCCTTTGTTCTGCTTATCAAACCGCGCCGACTGGGTGGCGTGAACCAGTGCCAACCGGGAAAGATCAGTCAACTCCTCGCCGTAGTTCTCACGGTATTCCTTCTGGAACTCATCGATCCGCTCAGTAAGCCAGTACGACTTAGGCATAGCTGCCTCTACATCCTTGAAAGAAAAGAGACAATAACGTAGGGCATCACCGAAATCGTCATAGTTTTTGGCAACCTTACGCACATCCTCAGCACGCGGCCCGTCGTCATGCTGCGCTTCCATTAAGAACTGGATTGCGCCTTTACATCGCTTCCAGATAACGAGTTTCGGGAGAACTTCAGAACCTTGATTGAATTTTACGCGAGCCCTCTCCCGTTCGTAAGCTTCAACGCCAGATTTACTGAAAGTTTCTTTGAGTCGAGCCATAATCTCGGCTTCAGTTTCCTGAAGAGTAGGCCTAAAGCGAAGAAGATCAACGATGTACGCCCAGCCGTCAATACGGTCGCGAGATGCCATCTTGACGGCAATCGTCATCTGGCCCTTAGGCTGGGTTCCAATGCGTTTATCGAACATCGTCTTCGCATACTGCGGATTCTTCTTCATGGCAGCCAGTTCGTCATCGGTGTAGTGCAGGAGCATAGCACCGTAGGGACCGAGCACCTGCTTGATGCCGTCCGAAAACTGTTCGGCTCGGCTCTTTGAGGCATCGTCTTTCCTGAACGCATCGTGTGACAGCGCAATTGTAATTTTCTTATCGGGCAGTCCTTCGATGTCTGGCAGCCACCAATTCGCCACGAGGATACCAAGTTCGTAACTTCCTACCTGGCTGACAGAAAACTCGTCGTAGATGTGAATCCTTCCGTCCTGCTGGTTTTTACACGCCTTATAGAAGGCGGAGATATGCTGAAAGCCCCAGTCTCCGCCGCCCCATCGATACCAATAAGGCCGCAGTTCGACCGGGTTCAGATAACGTGGCAGGCCCATGGCGTCTCGGCCGCCTCCTTCTCTCCTATTGGGCCATCAGGGCGAAAGTCAACAAAAAAGCGGCCCGCGGCGGCATCCCAATCGCCCTCGATCCACTGCTTCTGCAGCAAAGGACTCTGTTCGAGCAGCATCCCCATGTATTGTTTGTTGTCGCGGTAATAGGGGTTATCGTCCAACTTCATCGGAATGAAAATGCGAGACAAGCCCGAGATTGGGTTACGCACAGGCGTATTCGGAGGAATCAGATTACCGGCTCGGTCCATCATCTTGATAAAGCGCGATTTCACCCAACCTGCGCCTGGCCCATCAGGATTTGTGGTTGCCATAATCTGACAATGGAGCAACTCTCGCTGGCGCCCGTTGATGATTCGCACCTGTTTCTTGCCGCGCAGTGAGCCGAACAATTTCACATATGAATCCTCTTCCTCTATCTGGACAAGTTCCTCGATGCCAATCTTTGTCATGCCGGAGCCACGGTACTTCTCGTAGGCTTCGCTGTTGTTTAGGTGATCGGTGTAGATGATGGCTCCGGACTGCCCGTTCTTCTGGACGTTGAAGTGAAACTCTGCCGGATCGTCTTTCTTCACTACATTGAAGGGTCGGAAGAAGTCCATGCACTCGTCTACAAACTCGCTCATAGCGCGATACTCTTTGCGGACAATGAGGCCGCGGAAGAATGGGTCGTTGAGTAGCGTTGCCCGCGCCGGGTCGTCCGGATCGAGTGAAGGGTCGCCCATGGCGAACCACGCAATGAGCCCAGCGGTTTTGCTTCCGCCACGTCTTCCTCCGATGAGGATCTCGTCGTAGGGACACAGCAACAGCCAAGTTTGCGGGCCTCGATTTGATTTCCAATGCACTTCTCCGGTCTTGGGATTTTTGAAGATGAACTGGAAGTTCCTATCGATCTCCGGCCTCCATTCGTGAAGCCAGCCGGGAGGCTCAGGAGGTAACTTGAACTCGCTGCACTGACAACCAATGCAGGGCCGCTTGTCTCGGGCGAGGTGATCGGCTACGTCGTGTCCGCAGATACAGATTTCGGCTGTCATCGACGCTTCTGTGCGTTCACCGCATAGCGCGCCTGCTGTCCGGTGAGTCCACTCGAATGGTAATGCTGATGAGCAAACTGCATAGGGGACTCTCTTACTCGATTGGCCTTAACCGTCAACGCGCCGGGCCGCTTGACGGCTCCTTGTTGCCAATGTTCTGGCGTGCTGCCAGCTTCAGCCATCTGCCCGAAGTACTTGGGTCGGCGCGGTGGCATTCCGTTCTCGGCACAGGTGCCTTGCTCGGCGTGTTCGGGAAGGCCAGCGTCGGGAGTGGCCGCAAAGTCATGAAGTTGCTGGTGAGACATGCCGGAGGCTTTCGCCTTCGATGGGTCATGCTCAATCATTCCGAAGTAGCGCCTTTGGGCGACAGATACGGAAGGCATACTTCCTCCAACCTTCAGTTTACGACGGCTTGCCTGCCGGTTCAGGCTTTTTTATTTTTCGATTCCGGTAAACAACCGCTTCGGTATGTACCGCATCCAGGGCGATAGCCGCGCGCCGCGGATCGAAGCGCTGGCCGGTTATCAGCCTC